ATATGGAGTAGCTGGGTTGGAATACTATCAGTTGCGGCAGAGATATCGAGAGAGGACCATGTATATCCACTCCAGGCCGATTTGGCCTGGGATTTAAGCCAGCTCATGAGAGAGGTTTGACTATGGGTTCCATCTTGCTTAATACTCTTTAGTACTAGGAAGATGTCATCGTGTAAAGGTTTAAGCACTCTTTGTGAAAATATATCAAAGATTGCTATAGCCCTGATCTTACCTGCCGGTTCAGGCAGTAGATGCACGACAGAGTGGTGTCGGGGTTTCCCGACCCGCTTCTTAACAAGCCCAAAGCCATCCTCAACGTGCCTCTTCCCGAGATCCGTTATATCGTATACCTCGAGTGGAATGTTGAAATGCATTGCCACATAGATGATATTACGAATAATAGATTCCCGAGGAGGGGCACCCTTTGTTTCCTCCTTAGATGCAGTAATATGCTGTTCATAAAGTGCCCCGGCGTCATCAGCAACCCGATTGATTGCAGGAGAGCCATTTGGCCCCGCAGCAACCGGAGTGAAGAATTGACCAGGTACAAATTTAGGAATAGCCCTAATCCCCCCACATATCTTCGGAACGAAGACGGTGCGGAGGAACTGTCGATATGACTCAAGCATCTGCTCTTGTACCACGTCTGGTATAAGTTTAGGTGTCTGGATCGTAGCGACGGCCTTCTTCAGGTTATAAGGCATCTGAACTACTTTGTAAATGTAGAAGATGCTCATCCAAAAGCGGATGACTCTCTTTGATCGTTGGCGAATGCCGTTACGAGCATGGAGAGGTAACCAAGCAGGAAGGTAATTACTGAGTCTAACAGGGTAACCAAAGGCATCAGACTTGAGCTTAGCCCCAGCTAAATAAGACTGGGTGAATAACATGGAAGTCTTTAATCGGAGTACAAGACCACTTGCCCCTTGTGTGTCTAACACATGAGACAAGTACTTAGAAACGACGAGAATGTCGGAGAAATAACCTCGAGTTGTTGAAGGTAATGCTGCCCAATGACCGACGGCCAAAGACCAGCGCTTAACCAACCCCGGAAGACCCTTTCGGATCTTCTGGGTGTCGAACATAGTAGATCCACGCGCGAGAAATGCACGATAACTACGTGCAATACGACTTAGCATTCCACGCCAGAATATAGCGTGTCCCACCCCCATTACTGGGGGGGAATTTTCAGGTTTCGGTGCTTCTATCACATCATCTTTGGGCTTTTGATCATACGGAGATGCCAACACGGCAATCTGTGTATCATTAGACATTGCGATCCCGGACAGCTTGAGGTACTCCTTTTTCGTAAGATAAAGGATATCCCGAGGATTCTCAGGATCGACCACAGCATACTGGCCAGAAGCCACAATCATCCAATCGACTCTCCATATGAGAGGGTGACGAAGATTTGGCACACCTAGTACAGGTGAACTGGAAAAGGAGCGTGGACTGATGCGATAACCCGTCTTAACGGTATTGCCGACTCTCAGTACGTACACACTGTACAGAGAAAGAGTTACTAAGTTGTAAGTGACGATTATGTTATTCATATAATATAATTGCACCACAGCAGGTTGCAGTAAACTGTGACCCTGCCCATGGTGGGCATTCCCAACAGAATGTTTCCATTCATGGCGCTACTAACTTGCTTGTCCCTTTCGGGATGCGAGTTCGGCTGTGCAACCCTAGCTATTAAAACCTTTCACAGGAGATATGGGGCTTTCCCACATCCTACCTGCTCCTGCGTTCTAAATTAGAACTCACGTAGGTAGTGGTGTTGGAGTCCACAATTCCCACTGTCGATTCTTGCGACGTTGTGAGTCTAAGCACATCACCCTATTTTGGGGGCTAGCCGGGTTTATAGGCTAGTACCGATTCTGATAGGAGAATTCCGCGACAGATTTCGATCTGGAACACCTCTTCAGG